CATCAGGTTTCCAGATTCTATCGTCTGGTCCGTTCTGCTTCTTAGGACTGCTATCCAGTTTAGTGAGTGCCTCGGTGAGTTTGTTTAGCTCAGAAGCCGAGTTCTTCTTAAGCGCTTCAAATGTTTGCGACATATTTTTCTCCTTGCGTATTGCGGTATATATTGCGGTTTATTTGCGGTTTATCTATCATTAAAATAATCCAAAGTAATGGTCTTAAACTTATCTAAATCAATAGATAGGAATGGCCTATACTTGGTTATTATAGTATATTTATCTTCCCAGATCAAGTCTTTTTGTAAAAATTTATTCCAGGTTTTACTATAATTCACTAACATATCTAATATACACATTGTTTCGATACATACCTCATTTCTTAAGTAAAGTCTCAATAGATGAGGATGTCCATATTTTTCGACAGCGAAATTCTTATCGAAATCTTTATCAAGATTTTCTAACTCATTTTTATAAGTATAAGTTAAAGCTTCTTGTCTCTTTTTCCATTTTCTATAAACATCTTCTGGAGCGGTTTCTCTTAACTCACCGATCCAAAAATCTTTATCACCATCGACAATATTTGCTAATAGAAAATTTTCTACATCCTTATGCTTAGATAATTTCATAAAAAAATACTTATCTTTTCGCATTTCAAATGCATGTTCAGAAGCTCTTACTTTACCGTTATAAGTAAAATAATTATAATGTTGTGTGGTAAAATGTTGCTTTAAGGCTAGATATTTAACATAAACTTCATAAGGGGATATCGTGCTTTTCATAGTACCCCTTAAATCTATCCCAGCCTTCGCTGGGTTCTTCATCATTAAATTCCCACCATTCATAAAATTTCTCCAAATCATATAACCAAATTATAAGTGCATATCTTACCCCTTCGGTAACAGGGTGAACGCCATGATACATATGAGAATCAAATATTGCAGCGTCTCCTTTATTTAATTTAATAACGCTTGCTTTTTTTTCATTTTCATTACCTTCTTCATCAAGAATAAGTGTACCTCCATTATATTCACTTACATCGTTAAGTGCAACTGATATTGAAACTTTTCTTTTTGGTCTAGTATTTCTAATGTAAAGTTGTTCAGGGTCATTGATAAACTTATTTCTTTGATCAATATCAATATAATAATTTAAAGTGTCTCTATGCCAATCAAATTTAGCTTTAAGCCTACCATCGTATTTTAAAAGACTAAGACTTTCTGCAGTATATAACTTCTTTTTAAAAAGTTCATTTGATTTTTTTAAAATTTTATGAAAAGATGGGCATTGATAGTAATTAAAGGTCTTTTGTTCAGTAATTCTTGGTCCTTCAATTTGTAGGCCTTTACCAAGTTTATCTATAGAAGACGCTCTATACCAATTATGCTTATAGTCAAAATGTAAAATATCATCTACCTCTTCTTTAGATAGAAGATTTCTAATGACAAAACTTTCCATTAGATTGGTAATTTATTGCCTGACGCCTTCAAAAGTTTATTACCTTCAGACTCAGCTGCAAGTTTAGCCTTTAATACATGGCTATTTTTTACAAGAGATGCAATAGTTTCTATCTCAACATTATTTTCTTCTGCATAATGTGTAAGTGCATCTAAGTAGCCAATTTTTTTATCATTAACAAATGTTTCAATAGATAAAGCGAAATCTTTTACTGTAATAATCTTTTCATCTATTTGTTGTTGGATTGTTTTTTTATCCTGCATTTCTCATTCTTTCAACTAACCTTACTGATCTGTTACCAACTTGATGGTACCATTTTGAATCCATCATTTGATTAGCTGCCTCATCATAATTTTCTTCATTAAGAGCTCCTATAAATTTTTTAAATTTACTTAAGCGAGTTCTTCCCATATTAAACATCATATTAATAAGTATTTCTTGTACTTCGTCTAACTTTTCATCAAAGTCAGGAAATAATACTTTACACTCATTAACGGTTACTTCAAGATCATGATCAAATACTTCTAAGCATCTTTCTTCAGATACAGGAGTACCAACATCTTGGCCATATTCTGGATCTGATTCTAAAACTAAATGCCCAATACCAAAGGTTGGATAACCTAGGTGATCAAGATAAATTTCATGAACAATACCTTCATCAATTTTAAGCTGTTCAATTACTCTTTCTTTGTTATACATATTTACTCCGTATATTATATAATAAATTATATGTTAGTTCAACTATTTATTTCTTTTTTAGAAACCCTTTTATTTTTCTCTTTTGTTTCATAGACAAATTATCTCTTGGATTTGCTAATCTCCAATCAATTTGTTCTTGAGTTGGTAGAGGTTTGCTCTCAAGTTTTGCAATTCTCTTCTCTAACAAATTTGCTCTTTCTTCGGTTAGGTCACCTGAATTAAGTCTATCTGTCATTTTATTAATAACCATTGCTCGATATTCTTTTGCG